TTGTTCCGGCTCAAAGTTTTTCTCAGCAAACTTCAGTCGTTCCTCGCGCAACTTAGCTATACCTGCCGCAAGCTCTGCATTCCCTTTTGCTATTTCAGCAGAAGCAGTAGCTTTATCTTCACGATTTGCCAAATTATTTTCTTGCTTTTGAAGCTTCAAAGATAGCTTATCAAGCTCTTGCTCTCTTTTGATAAATTTAGTCTGAGTTCCGTGACGCAATTCTTTAAACTTATGTATCTCTTTATCAAGTTTGAGATTGGCCTCACTAACCAACAGATTCAACCTCTTCACTTCTCTCTCAGCATCTTCAAGAATTTCAGCTTGAGTATCAGCCGCCACTTTACGATCATAAGCAGCTCGAGCCAAAAGAAGCGCATTTTGCTCAGAGATAAGCCTGTCTCTCTCACTACCGAAGTCTTTAGTCTTGACAGTAAGATCAAGCTGTTGCTCACGCATCTCTTCAGCGGTAAATATTTCTATTGTTTCAGGATCACTTAATATACGCCTGACACTATCGAAATCTTGAGCGCTGTGATAACGACTGAGAGCAGTTAATGCGAAAGCTTTTTTACCACTCTGCACCATAGCTTCAACTTCATGAGTATTGGCAGTAGGAGCGTATTTTTTACGTACCATTTTTTCCCAGTTAGCAGAAATTTCTTTGAAAAAATGGGGTGCAGAAGATACTTGAGCGCTCATCTTTCTGCGAGAGCTATCCATAGCGCCATCCATAATATCGCGCTGTACTTTCAAGCTCTCTGCTGCCGCTTCCGCACCTATACCAGCACTAAGACCACTAAGGCTTTTCCTCAGCGCTATTTTGCTTGACCCTAGCAACAGCTTGTTAGCTTCCGCATCTTCCCCCTCAAAAACTTTCTCTAGGCTCTGAGCTAACGCCAGTTTGAACTTAGATACACTTTCTTGAGTAGCAAACCCTCCACCTTTCCCACCTTTACTCGCTTCAAAAAGTTTTCGAGAATTAGCAGTCCAATCTCGTTCAATTATAGCTGTACGGATGGCATCTTCCCGCTCATCAATACGTTTACTAGCCGCACCAAGCTCAACACGGAGAGCATTCAAATCCCCTGAACCAGCGAGAAAATCATCACCCGCTTGGCCAATCAAAGCTCCCTTTTGCCTCTCTAATGCTCCAGCCTGAGACAATACAGTAGCAGCATTACCTTTCCTACGAGCTTCAGCAGCAGCAAGGTTAGCCTGAGTTTCCCCGAAAGCACCTTCAACACCGCTAGTGCTTTGGAATACTACCGGACCCCTCTCAGGACGAACAGAAGCGCTAGGGCGAATGGTTGCCATTTTTCTATCCTATGCGAATGCTGAAGAACCGAAGCGATGCACCAGGGAGCTAAACCCAGAGAGCCCAGAACCAAAAGTGCTTAATCCTGCGGCTCCACCAGCCTGCCGTCGAGCATCAGCAAGTAAAGAAGTGCTATCAGACAACAATGCAGAGCTAGCAGAAGCGTCAGGACTTTCCGCCCTCATCCTAGCTAACTCAGCCGCCGCACGTTTATTCTTCGCTTCCGTATGGAAAGCTATAGCTTCACGTTCAGCGTTATTCGAGATCGTCAACTCATCCAGTTTGCTGACAGACGCGATATCACCAGCAGTACCGACTGGAGTTCCCTCACTAACCAACAGACCACGCGCAGCAAAACCTACCTTAGCCTCTCCTTGAAGCCGTCGAGTAGCAAGCCGAAGCTGGCGAACATCAGCTTCACCGCGAAGCCTCGCATCCTCTGCAAGTTGATCCGCGACGATAGCGTTGTTCTCTTCAATTGCGGCTACATATTCATTCTGTGCAGCTACAGCTTCAGCAGCAGCAACTTCAGCTTGAGCCTGTTCCTTCTGGGCTTCAGCTTGGATTTCGATTGCTTGTGCTTGGATTTCGAGCCCTTCAGCCTGTTGCTGTTGCCCAGCTACAGACATGGCCAAGCCAGCGGCGCCAATAATAAGAGTATCAGCAGCAAGCGCTCCAGCAAGAGTCATCCCACCGATACCCACCGCAGCACCAGCACCAACAGCAGAACCACCAGCCACAAGAGCAGAACCAATGCCCGTAGCCAAAGCTATCATTGATACGATGCACATGCTATCTCTCCATCTGGAAACGATGGAAGGGAAAACCCTCCACGCCAAACGGCTCTGGATCGTCAATCGTATATCCAAGCCATTTCAACCATTTTACCGTCTTTTCGTTACGTGCGTCAACGTGGTTTTCCAAAAGATCATACCACGTTTTTATCTCCTTCACGTAGTTAACGCTCATCCTCAAAAAGACCCTAGAATGCTTCTCCAACCCCTCTGCGGCTAACATCCAAGGATTTCCAATACGAGAGAAAGGAGAACGTTGGCCGACACCAAACATCCAGACAGTTTGACCATCTGCGAGGCAAGCCATGGGATCACGTGATACCATTTTTGAGATCATCAATGCTTTAAAAGGATCATAATGCGCTGCTGCCCAAGCTTCATCGATATCACACTGCCGCATACGTGGAGCCATATTCGCCGCATGGTGCGCTTCAGCAGGTACAACTTGATACTCGACCATCTCTAGTCCTCAGTCTCAAGATCAGGAATGACAGCAAGGATAGTTATCGGTAGAGGGTCTTTTTGGCGCATAAAAATACGTCCCTCCACCTCCCAATCAGCAGGGATGGTTATCTCCTTATCCCCTGTCAGAAGCGCAGTAGGATCACCATAATCCTCATCTTCCCTTTGCTTCATTTCATCTAGGAACTCACTGTCAGGACCGATCCACATACCACGTGTCTTATTGAAGCGTACCGTCACATTGGCAATATGCTTCAGAGAGCCTTGGATAGTTCGTAGAGGAGCTTTGTCTTCGATATTCAATGTCTCGACATCAGCAATAAATTTCAAACCAGCATGAACTCGACTAGCAGCGCGAGGAAGAGTGATGGACCCACTTGCCACAGTGAGATCGCTTACGACGTTTCCATCTGCTAAAGCTACGATAGTCTCTCCCTCAAGATGGTGAAGTCCGGTAAGAGTAGTGAAAGTGGCTCTAACCTCTCCCCCCTCTATGTACGCATTAAATGCAGAACCATCGACAGCATCACCTTCATCATCCTCAAGCTCAAAAGTATTGGTAGCTTTATTACGTACTGTAAAGCGGCGATTGTTTAATTGATCCGGCTGAGTTTCATTTCCAACACTATCTGTATCCGCAACCCAGGTGATGCCGTTGATATCTACTTTCTCTCCGTTTAAAAAACCGTGTGAAGCTGCCGTAATAACTACCGGGTTAGCCGCCGTCGAAGCCGTGATAGTAATTGGAGTATCCAACGAAGCCCCACTGTCCACAAAGAAAGCATCTCTGATATCTGTGAAACGTCTGGTGTGAACTCTTTCGATGTATTGAACTGTGTTCCCACTGATAATACGCTCAACAACGAAGTAGAAGATTTCATCCTTCTCCGTTGATGTTGGCCTAATTGCAGCCACGCTTTCAAATTTACCATTTGGCGTATCCCAATGCGTCCAAGCTACAACTTCTTGCTCTTGCTGAAAAGTGAGTACACCAACCTGCCCATCAGACCGCACTGCCGCTATAAGAGGCTCCTCACCATATGCACAGGCCATATCCTGGATCGTGTATTCCTCGAACAAATGCGCTGCAAGAACAGTCATGTCAGAACCACTGTACCCATCAACATCAAGCGAGTACCCTAAACTCCTAAGCGTTCTATCGTCGTCCTGCACGAAGAGAATAGTGCGACCCATAACCACAGGACATTGATGCCCCGCTCCCCATCGTGTTTGCGGATTTTGAAAAATCGTGGCAGCTTCAAAACCCACATTCTCACCACTATCAATTACCCATTCCTCCCCACTAGTCAAAACAATGAGAGAGCCTTGGGGAATGTAGTGGCGTATTTCATTCACCTCTAGCGATGATAAGGTAGCCGTAATACTATCGTCAGCTTGACCGGGAGTAGATACTGATAAATTCTTAAAGCTACCAGTCTGAGAAAACCAAGAAGTATCCGGCTTGTTGTTAGTCCCACCATACACATGACGTTGTTGGTAATAGCTCACTGCCCCTGGTTTGTTGCCTGTACTTAAGAAAGGCTCGCGAGGGCGAGGAGGAGCAAAATCAAAATCAGGTGTAATACCGTCATCAACAAATGCAGTAGTTTCCGTCTCTCCTAAAAGACCATACAGACCATTATCAAAACGATAGACAGCATAACGCTGAGCATTCGTTGCTGCTGTCCAAGAGACATCAATATGATCCGTCACACTAAGAGTAGCGTTACCATCAGCCACCTCAAAATGGATAAGGTTAGCTGTCCCTGCGGATGAATATGCCGTGTGAGCAGAACCATCTTCACCTTCTAACTCAAAATCATTTGCATTTTTATTAGCTACCGTAAAACGGCGCCCATTCAATTCTGTCATACCCACGATGCTATTAATCTCGACATCATCTCCATTAGAATAACCGTGAGAGGTAGCAGTGATGACAACAGGATTAGCAGCCGTAGCACCTGAAATAGTTTTTGCCGTAGTGTTCAACCCTGCTAAACTTTCCTCTAGATCATCCTCATTAATAGCGGTGACTTTATATTTATAAGATGTCGATCCCGTAGTACCATCCTGAGTAGCTGTAACTCCTGTAGGATCATCTTGCCCCGGAGCAAAGCTTATACTCGTAAGCGTCCAAGCAGCGTGACCAGTTCGCGTCAGTTCCATCACATCATAGTCAGGATGAGCCAACGTCATAACATCCGCAGATTGGGTAAATTTAATGTTCCTAAGATCACCAGTGCCATAAGTGGTAGTTATCTCATACACCTTATATGAAGACCCTCCAGAAGTGTAAGCAGTGTATGCAGAGCCATCGATATCAGTGCCATCAGCTTGGCTCGTAAGCTCAAACGTATTCGCAGTTTTATCTGCTACAATAAAACGACGCCCATTTATCTCAGTCATCCCCCCGACGCTAGCAATCGTTACCTCATCTCCATTAGAATAACCGTGAGAGGTAGCAGTGATGACAACAGGATCAGCAGCCGTAGCACCTGAAATAGTTTTTGCAGCCTCTAATACGTGAGCATCCTCACGGATCACCCTCATGTAAAGATGCCCAAACTCCAAAATATATGTATCGGTAGTTTTAAACTTGAATGGGATCAAACGAACAACATTAGAATGATCACCTACAGGGCCAATAAATTTCAGACCAGGACGATTACTAACACCACCAGCAGCATGAATAATCACATTCCGCGCTGTGGCCAATCCAGTGTGGTATGCCGCAGTGTCAACACGACCATGTAAAGAAGGAGAAAGCTCTCCACGAGAAAAAGAAGGAAGTACCGTAGAAACCATAGCTACCGTCCCCTGATTATTTCAGCTTCTCTAGGAGCCCTGGGAACACTCTGGTTGGCGTCATGCGCTGCCGCAACATTTACATTCGCAAAATATGCCCCAATCATATTCTGTTTGATCTTATCTTTACTTGTGATCGGTCCCGCTATATAGAACGCCAGAAGGAAAGATAGAGTGGTTACAAAATGAGGTGTGAACAACGCCACAGTCTCTACATCACTAGTGAAAAGAAGCACCGCATCTTCTGCATCAGTAACGATACTGATAGTGCCATCACCTGCGTTCACCGTACTCATAGGAGGGCTGTCAGCATCAAGGCCCGCTGGGTTTTCGATATAACGGGGGGCGAGACACAGAGCCGGATATTGATACCTATAATTCCACTCGTTCGTTGGCGCGGCCACACTATGTTCCGCGAGAGCTTGACGAATACGTGCGAAACCCCAATCGAATTCTGCTAGAGCTTGGCGTCGAGCATGATCATACCAAAGCTTCGCTAAGCGAGCTTCGGTACTGTTTTCAGTTAAGCTTTGAATGGTCGATCTAGCGTGAATGTTGGAGAGAGCTAAGTTAGCGATATTCGTCTTACTTATCGTTACCATTGTCATCTCCAAAGATACGGTTTGCTTTGGACTTATCCTCAGGCGCTACAGCAGCCTCAATTAATAAGCTAACTAGATCAGGCATAACATCCCCCTAGAGAAAGGGGGAGGAGGAACGAAACCCCCTCCCCCGGGCTATCTGGGATCACGTGATCCCACCTAACGGTTCTGGGCAGTCCAGATGTAGTCAACGGTAGCAATCACCTGATTAGCGCTACGGTTAGCGACAATGATCGCCGGAGTAACCGCAGTGGTGACAGTGATAGCAGCAGCCACACTACCAAGGTAGAGGTCGTTGACCCATGCCTCGACAACACCATCTGTATCGATACGAATAACAGCATCGAAATAGGTGGCGTCAACAGGTATAACTGAAGTAAGAGCGACTGGCGCTGTATCGGTGCCAGCCTTCACACCCGCGACATAGAACTTGTCCGTAGTCGCATCGATATCGTAAATAATGCCACAGGCATTTGTAGCATCACTATCGACAGCCGCTCCATTCATGAAGATCGGCAACTCAACTGTGGTCGAGATGGTGTCAGTGAAGCCGATAAAGATCGCAGCCTCAGATACATCATCGATGCTAATACGAACACCCATCTCCAACCCACCCTGGTTCGCTTTATAACCAAGGTTGATACCAGTGAAAGTCGATCCATTCGCAGAATGGACTCCATCGTCAGAAGCAGAACTAATCGTAACTTCACCATTCAAACTGTTGGCCACAGTAGTTGCTACCGCATTGCTGGTGCCAGAACCAGCCGTCGAGGACCATAGATCAGCAGGACCAGCATCACCGATAGCCCAAGTACCAATAAAATCTTCGAAAAGTACAGCACGATTGGCGTCATTCACCGGGATACCATTAATCCGGGGGCGGCTGGTGGGGAGGATCAGACCATCCTGATTAAAGGACGCCAGCAACCCACCACTAGGATCACGAATATCAGCCTCAGGAAAATCAAGGACACTGGTATCCGTCAACGTAGCCACGGCTGTACCGCTGGTATCCACGGTCACGATCAAGCGAACTTTCTCACCCTTCTTAGTGGTGGTGTACGTGGCAGCGACAGTATCATTCGCCGTAGTGTAGGTGTTGATCGTCTGCCAAGCCCCAGAGCCGGGAGAACCGACTTCGACCTGGAAAAGGATGGTCATATTGTACGTGCCAGAGATCGAAATGGCTACGTCTTCGCCTTTCTCCGTCAACTGGAGTTCAAGGCTGTCACCAACGCCTGTGAATGACGACATAAGTTACTCTCCTTATTTCTTTGCGCGGCTCTTGCCTTTGGCCTTAGCCTTAGCTTTGCCGCCGGTTTTGCCCTTTGTCTTCTTAAGGGCTTTCTTTGCTTTTTCGGCAGCAGCCGTATGAGCCGCCTGGGCGGCTCCAAACGTGTCAACTACCGGGGCGGTACCTGTAGTCTCTTCCGCCAAAGCTTTCTTGAAGGCAGCAGAGGGGTCTTCAGGTTCTTCTTCCTCATCTTCCTCTTCGTCGTCTTCCTCTTCGCCCTCTTCTTCTTCGCTGCCATCAGCGATCTGTTCTTTCAACTCTTCCGCCCTAATCCAAGAACCGTCAATCTGCTCTACCTCAGCATCACTTGGGATGTCCAGCAAAAGTTTATCAGGGACCTCAACCGCTCCATGTGGATCAAATTGACGATAGCGAATGCTATCAGGTGCAAACCATTTTCTCTTCAACTTAACTAACATTTCTTCCTCCTATATGGAAGCCCCGGCTGGGATCACGTGATCCCAACCAGGGTCAACCATACCTAGTTACTGGCGTCCGCGTAGGACTTCCACTTCGGGGGGTGCATCGTCAAGAAAGCGTTGACGTTGCCAGCGGTAAGAGCCTGTCCAGCGTCTTCCTCAACCTGGAAAGCAAGGTACCGCTCGTATGCCGGGTTCTCCATCGGGATCGGCATGGTCAACTGATAACCAGCCGTCAACGAAGCAACAGCAATGCTATCGGACGTAGCGTGTTCCGTCTGGGTACCGTCAACCGCGATGGAAGTAGTTGCATCCGACGCCAACTTGAAGCGAACGGTAGCAGAGCCACCAGAAGTGATAGCAGTCGTAACCTGCACCACAAGATACAAATTGCTGCCATCACCGATATCGCGAGCCACTGACAAATCGATGATGTCACCGATATTGACAGTAGAGCTATTGGGAGTGCCAACCGACGTTGCGTCAGCAAACTCCAGGCGTTCGTCCATGATCATCTTATCTTACTCCTTCTTGATCTGGTTCAGGACTAGGAAACCGTAGCTTCATCAGCAGCCAGAACGTCAACGCGACGCATCGGAATGCCGTGGAAGCGTTCGGTAAACCGTTTGTCAGCAGCAACCTGATCCAGGGACACAAGACCCCCTTGACCCATGGCCGAAGTCTGACGGGCAACCCAGGTGGCAATATCGCGTGACATATAGAAACACGGTCGCACCATACCCAAACTGGGAATGAGACGCAAAGCCTGAAACATCAGATCAGGAAGATTAGCGCCAGCCGAAAACGCGCCACTCGTATAGACACGTGTCAAATCCGACTTGTCGATATTGCAAATCCGAACGACATAACGCCAATCACGAACCGTAAGGCCGCAATCCCAGCGATAGTGCGTCCGATACGCTTCCATCCGACCGTTGGAACCATCTGCATCCTCGATAGTCACTTGACCCTTATCGGATACTTGGATACCAGCAGTCGATCCTTTCGGAACAATGCCGTGAACAGTCTCAGGCGACCAACCGATAAGCCAGATCGAAGCATTATCCGATCCAGAGCCACCACCAGTGATGATGTTGTCGGCGTTAGCGGAGCCGCTGTTGTCGTTGAAGCGAGGACCAAAACCAGTGAAAGCTTCAGGCTCCGTTGTTTCGTTTCCGAAGAACAGAGTATCAGAAATTTCCTGGTTCATGCCTTCGATGTGGGGGCGATCCTCAGAGAGGCGGAACTCAGCAGTATTGTTGTTGAGGTCGGCCAAAGCTTTATCGACTTCCGAATAGGCTTCCAGCATACCAGTGTTATCCGTGACCTGGACGGTCGTGGATTTGGTAGGCTGAACACCACCATACAGCTTGCGCCACGTGGGGGTAGGAATGCCGGTACGGATCGAAGACTTATGACCAGTAACGAGGTTGCCCTCGATCCAAGTCATCTCATCCAAGATTTCGTTGGTTTCGTTGAGGACTTCCACAACAGCGGCGATTGAACCATCTGGATCAGTACGAGTAGAAAGGTCCAGAAGGGTCGGATTTTTGACGGAAAGCGTAGCCATATCGATTGGCTCCTTCTATTGGGCTTAGTTACCCGCGCTCGCGTGAGACGGGAAAAGCCTTTGCGCTAGGGTTGGTTCTCCACCAGGGCCATCTCTCCCGGCAGTCGTATCTTCGGAAAGCTCCATACCCACACGCGCCATGAAGCGAATGATTTCAGGGTGGTTGCCTATTCCGAGATCATCCAAGGCACTGGAAAGTTCCGGTGTCCCGAATTGTGCTAGGGCTCGCTTGCCCATTTCGACGGTAGTATCGTAATTCTCACCGCCAATATCCTTATCTGCCTTAGCCTCATTAAGCCAACTGTTGATAGTCCCCTCCCAGCTTGAGGCTGATGCTTCCGCATTCTTCGACAAGCGCTCACTCTCATAGTTAATGAGAGCTTGAGCTTGCTCTTGATCCAAGTTCATCGACTTGGCGATTCCGTGAAACCCTCCTAGCTGCTTTGGATCGATGACCGACCCTTCAGGGACCGTGAACTCCGCATACTCTTCTGGGGCTCCCGCCTTCTGCTCCCCGTCGCCGTCCCCTGACTTATCCTCTTCTTCGGTGTCTCTCCCACCTTTGTCCTCTTCCTCCGATCCCTCATCTGCCTTCTCCGTAGTCAGCGGGTTAACATCATCTTTGATTGGCTTATCTTCTTCAGAAGCAGCCTCATTGGTCAGCGGATTGATGTCATCCGTTTTGGGATCACGTGATCCCACATCTCCCTCAGCGGAAGCGACATCCGTAGTATCTGTGTTGGCCTCTGTCACGCTCGTATCACTCATTTCCATTCCCTCTCGTTAAAAATCTGCTTATTGTACCTGATTTCATGTCACGCTGTAAACAAGATCTTTTACACGGCCCTCAGCCTGACTTTTGAAATAATCATCTCGCGCTCTAGCTTCCTCTTGCATGTCATGATATGCAACAGGATTAGTGGTCATCAACTGGCTCAAGAGAGCTAGACCAACACTTCGCCTTCCTTCTCTGAAGTTAGTATTGCTGTCTCTTTCTGGATCAAAGCTGAGTGAGTAGATACCAGCTTCCTCCAAGATGGCCCAGATAACAACCCTTCCATGTTCGTTCCCGACAGTGCGACGCAACATCTCCAACAAATACGCATTCTTGATCTCTGCCGTATGTTTCAGTAACGCTTCAGTCTCTTCCTCACCTTGAGGATAAAGCCCCTCCGTCCTATCACTCATCTTTCCCTCCTACTGAGAAATCCGCTCTACCAAACGAGAGCCTACACTATCGTCATCAAGCTTTGCATCCGTCGCCATCTTAGCTGTACTGGCGACACTCTGAGATGAAGCCAAGGCTTGTTGCATTTGCTGCTGCTGCGCTCTTTGCTCACGTGTCGCTATTACTTGATCGTCGTCATTGATCAACGAAGGCGGCGAACCCAGCAATTGAGCATATTCATCAACAGCAGCATCACCATTAAGTTTATCCAAAACTTCAGGCTTAACCTGGGCCAATCCACTAATTGACCCAAGCAAACGATCAATACTGCCGATAGTAGCAGCTTGTTGAGCCAGAGCGAGCGTCGAGACATAACGAGGTTTCAGTTCTCTATTCTCAAGCTCTTGAGGTGGGGGTGGAACCAGATCAGCACGTACCATTTGGTTAAAGGTACGGCTAACCAAAGGATCGAGAAAATCACCATACTGCCGTTCCAAGATAGGACCAAGTTCCAGAAGCCTCTCTTGATTGCGTTGAATAAGCTCTAAGCGATTACGAGGCTGAACACCTTGCATCTCTGTTATCGCCTTAAATAAATCAGTAAAGAAAGCTTCACTAATCCTGTTTTCAGTATTTATGATATCCTGCGTCACCTCACCAACAGGAAGCCTCACCTCATACACGGGACGAAGTCCCTTCATATCCCCACCGGGATCATACAGAGTAGCCTGACCAGGGAGATTACCGATAGGAATATTCCTCAAGGCTGCGGGACCGTGGAGGGGAGGCGACACCATCTTCTCAACAGCTTGCGCCTTCCGCTTCTCCATCAACTGAAGTTGGCGAACGTCACCAAGAGCAACCATACCAGGGCTACTAGTCGCATAGACATCTTCACCCGTCAATTCCCACCGTGGGCAATAGAACGGAAACTCATCGAAACCTTTAGTCTGTAGAAGAGTATTCCTATCATTGTTCCCAGGCTCGTAGTGAACAGAGCGAAAGCGCTTCTGAGTGGGCTTCAAGCTTCCTGACACGAAGTTCGGGTTAGGTTCAACAAAGTGAACCAACTTATGCCAGTTATCACGATCACCGCGATCCCATTGGTCACGCACTGCCTGACTAATTTTTTTACTGACTTGCTTAGGACTACTCGAAAACTTTCTGATGATCTGCTCAGTCGTGGCCTCATATTCACGAACTACAGTGTTTACCACCCCACGCTCATCCTGCGCGATCAGATAGCTGCCTACCGTATGAGTATAGAAACGGGCGAGATCAAATGGATCGTCATCATGTGACATACAACCAGTGCCGAAGAGGATTTCTTCAGCAATCATGATCGGAGCCATATTGTAGAGATTAGTGGCATTAAAAATAGCCAGCATACGCTGCTGAAGATCGAAAAACCACTCGCGCACAGGCTTGAAATTATTCAGGTCCTTGTCATTCGTCTCCAACACTATCCAAGGTTGGCTAGGTGACATAGTACCATTGAACATGCCAGCCGTCGCAATATTAAGCGCTTTCCCGGCTCGACCATTGATGATGCTCTGGTGAACACGCTCACCCTTGTTGCGGTCAGTAGTCTCGAAACGACCACGCCTAGGACGTACAAACTCAGACAGCAACTTGTAGTGGTCAATAAAAGACGAACGCTCAGTCCTAAGAGCGCCAAGACGGCGTTGGAACCGTTCACGTTGCGTGAAAACAGGCATCTAAGATACTCCTCCTAACGTCACCTTCAAACCAAAAGCTGGTTCTTCGATACCTAGCCCTGAAGTGGCCACAGTCTTCTTTCTACCACCAGCTAATGCTTTTCTCTTCGCTCGCCGTGAAGCACGAATGATCGCCAATTGGCTGTCCGTAGGTTTAGGTTCTGCCTCAAGCTCTTCTTGAGTCGGGATATCCCGCTCAGCAGCCCCACCCTCAGTACCAGGAGGGGGAGAAGGAGGTGGAGGCGG